CCAAAAAGGGGGCTTACGCCCCCGAGCTGATTAAGAAAGGTTTCTGTTTTGGAGGTACAGAACGGTAACCGTTGCGGCACCAGCCGTAGCGGCAGTGCCTGTCTGGTTGTAGGTAACGGTTACGTCAACATCCGTCGTACCAATGTCAACCAAGTTACCAAGCTGGCTCACGTCAGATGTGGCAAGCAATCTTGCCGCAGAGCTAACATCTAGCGCGTCAGCGTACTTGTCAGCAGTAGTGCCGTCACCAATGTCAAACGTGTTAGTGGTGGCCGCGTCAAAAGCGGTAGTGACATCCACGCTGACCTGCCAAAGCTGGCTGTTCGCAGGAACAGTGGCAACAACCGTCTCGGTGCCATCGTCGCCAAAAACGACGTTGGCGCTTTGCGCCATAAGCACAAAGCCGACGTTAGCCTTGTCGGTTCCGACTGTAGTACCGGTGGTGTCTTTGATGGTTCCGGCCTTAATAGGCCCGGAAAAAGTAGTAGTACCCATGTGAGTCTCCTGTCTGGGTGGGTCTAATGTTCCATGTGGAACAATTAGTCAGGAATAAAAGGGGGCCGAAGCCCCCGTGCTATTAGGAAGTTCCGGGCGAGCCGTAGATTCCCAGAGGATCGGATACGCCGAAGCTGTATCGCTCGCGAGCCTTGTATCGGACGTTGCCGGTATCAAAGTCGCCGTCCATTGAAGTCTCCAGCGCAGTACGCTGGAAGTGCTTCATGCCGTTCGGTACATCGGTGATGATGAAGAAGGCGTTGGTGTCAGTCAGGAAGTGGTTGACTGAGTAGCCTTCCGGAATCGAGCCGTTGTTGCGAAGGGCGTTGATGTCGTTGTCAGCCGTGCCAACTCGACCCTCAGTCTCAAGCAAGCGAGTTGCTACAAACTGAAGTGCGGGTGGAACAATCAGACGACGAGGACGTGCCGCGATCAGCAGACCACGCTCGTCGGTAAATGCGGCGATGTTAATCACAGCATCTTCCAGCGAGGTCTCATTCAGGTCAGCCGCAGTGGTAGGACGGTTGGAGTTGGTGCCACCGTTTACCAGCGGGTGAGATGTGCTGAACAGCGTTACGCCGTCACCAGAGTTGTAAGACGTAAAGCCGTCGTTAAGCGGGTTGGCCGCCTTAACCTGCTTGGTGTGAGCCATAGCCCGAGCCAGCGCCTTGGTATAACGAGCAGACAAAGAGTCATACAGGTTATCCTCCATAGCTTCCTCAGTGATTGAGAAGCCAAGGGCGATGGTTTCGTGGTTATAGCGAGCAGTGAAAGACTCTTGTGCGGAGTCGTAGCTGATGGCCGCGCCCTCAGCTTTGACCGGTGCCGCACCGAATCCAGACAGCTTCACTTCTTCTTCAAATGAGCGCTCAGATGATTCAGTTTCGTAAATCATCGTGTGCTCATCGTCGTACCGCTCATACTCCAAACCAAACAAAGCGTTCAGTCCGGGGAGCAGTTCTTTCAGCATTTGTGCGCGTGAAATAGCCATTTCTCAGACCTCCTTAAACGCCAAGTGCCGTTTCGTAGGCATGGCTGAGCGGCAAATAGGTCACGACACAGTCGGTGAAGGAATCACCTACCGCACTCTCGGGACCGTCCACAAAGTCGATGATACGAAGCGGGAACGTGTTGGTTGTTGCGATTGAGCTGGCGTCCAAAGCATTCTTGCTTCGTCCGATAGCGGTTGATCCAGCAGTGCTGATTGCTTGGACGTTGTTACCCAGACCAGTCTGAGCAATAGAGCCGTCACCCTGCATTTGGAACAGGAGCTTGGGATCGTCAACGACATAGGCAACCGCATCAGAGGCTACCGTAGAGGCAGGCCACTGTTGGCTGAACGTCTTCTGGTTGGTGTTTGGATCGGTGTAAGCACAGCCGACAAAAATGCCAACCGTACCCGCAACAGCCGCAGTCGTAACTGCCGCCTTTTCTACCGTTCCAGACGAAACCAGCTTTACAAAATCACCATAAAAGATGCCCGTAGCATAGCCTGAGGCAATCTTAATATGGCGTACTTTTCCGGTGAACGAACCAGAAGCACTAAGCGTGCCTACAGGTTCGGCCCCCATTGGAGTAGCTGAAGTAGCCATTACTTTCTCCTTAAAGGATAGCTAACGAAGCCGCTCCCGAGAGAGTCAGCTTCGACCAAAGGTTGTCCGAGTGGACCGCTCTGGGTTCAGAACGGGCATTCGGGGGTCGTTTTGCTTGAGGAAGTTGTTGTCAACAGACTCCATCTGGCTTGAAGCCATTCTCTGGAAGTGCTCTTCGCGGCCCTTCATCTTGTCGGCTGGTGCCTTGCAAAGAAGCAAGCCGCCGATTTCGATGTTGCCCGTGAATCGCGAGTCAATATCAGACATGACCTCTAGTTCAGGATGGTCTTCTGCCTTAACAGGAACCCAGCCCTCTCTAAACTTCTGAGAAACATTCGTGTTGTCTGCGTGCCCTAACGTGCTAGTGCGTACCCACCGGAACACCCATCCGTCCTGCGGAGCTGGGTTTGGTAGTACAGAGGCTGGCAACCACGAATCAGACGGTCGTTGTTCAACTTCTCGGGCCTCGTTTGCCCGCTGTGTGCGCTCTTCAGCCATGATCAGTTCTCCTTGAACAGTTGATTGGCATATTGTTCGACGGTTAAACCAAGGCGCTTTGCGAGAGCGACTTGGGTGCGGCTCAACCTCACTTTGCGTGGTTTGGCGCCATTATTCCTTTCGGACGGTGCCACCACCACGGAGGGGCTTCGGGAGGTCGAGGAGACAGATGTATCTGTCGAGCCACTTTCTACCTCTCCGAAGTATTCTGGAAACTTGGTCTGGACACGCTTGTCCAGCTCCTCGTAATACTCGTCAGACTCAGGATCAATGCCTTCCTGCGTAACCATTTTCTGGTGAACGCCGAAAGCATAGGCCGTCATTTCTGGGTGGTCCTCTGACTGGAACCAAGTATTTTCGCTTGCCCAGCTCATCGCCCTTTCGCTGGGCTTTCTGGGTCGTGGCGCTGGCTGTTGCGCCTGCGGTTGCGCCTGCGGTTGCGCCTGCGCCTGCGCCTGCGGTTGCGGTGCTTTCTGCACTCTCTGCCGCTCGCCTTCGTACTGGGTTAGGCGCTGTGACACGCCGTCCAAGTCAAACTGCGCTCTGTTTAGTAGCTTTTGAGCCTCAATCTGCTTGTCAGTGTTGCCCTCCTCTACCGCTTGGCGCAACATAGATTCTGCTTGTTGAAGCGCAATCTCAGCTCTGCTCTTGGTCTGACCAAGAAGAGCGCCTTCGCCTTGACGCAAAATGCTTTGAAGCTGACGATTGTCCTCCGTCAACTGCTGGGCAACGCGGATAGCCTCCTCACGCATGCGCTCAGCATCTTCTCGTCGCCTGCGCTCCTCATGTTGCTCGTAACGCAACTTGTTGATGCGCTTTTTGACTTTATCGCTGTAGCCCTGAAGCTCTTCGTCGTCTTCACTGGAAGCGTTTTTTGACTTTGAGGCAGGTCGCTGATCTTCGGGCGGTCTATCATCCACCACCTCAAGCTCTACTGCTTCCGGCTTTTGCCCTTTAGTAAAAGTCGCCTTGACGCCAAAAAACTTGTCCTCAGAGGACATGCCTTCCCCTGTCTCTACCTGTTCTTCGCTCATGCTTTTTCAACCCCTCTAGGATCTTCGACAACAGCCTCAACGCTGTCATCGTTAATTAAACGAAACTCCTTACCATGAATCTTAAATCTGGTGCCGCTATACGAACGCATCAGCACCCAATCGCCCTCTACACAGTAGGGTCCGTTGGGAAACCTTTTTGCGTCCTGATAAGCATCCGGCCCCATCTTCAAAACAAAGCCACAAATGGAGCCGATCTCCTCGACCTCCATCGTCTGCTTTGCTTTGATGATTCCGCCCTCCGTTTTTTCGTCAGGCTCTGGCAATGCGATAAGTAGTTTGTATCCCTTGGGGTCAGGGAGCTGGCTTGCCTTTTGTGGCTCTTCCATAAGTCATCATTTCCACGCACCGAAAATTGGCGTTCGGAGTCGCCCAGCACCGCATCATGCGGTGAATTTATTCACGATCTATTCTTTGATTTAGATCGAGTAGCTCTCGCTCTGCATAGGCCAATCCTTCGATAATGCCTACGCATTTAGAGTAATCGTTCATGTCCTTGCACCCGCCCGTGGCGATGTGATCAGTAATCTCATTCATGTGATTGCGATACTGGTTTTGTAGTGCGGACAGCAGGTTGTTACTTGCCCGGTTTGTCGTCATCCAATAAGTCCCTTACGATGTCGAAGCCTGCTTGAAAGCCGGCAACCTCCTCTCTGGAGCGATTGTTGTCTTTCACGGAGTCCATCTTGGCGGCAATCTTCGCCGCCTCAATGCGCTCTTGAGTCTGGAGCTTTTCCATATCCAGCGCGGCCTTGCCTTGCGCTTTCTGCAAGTCTGCTTGGATCTTGGCCATTTCGGTCTGCACCTTGGCCATTGCCTCGCCTTCCTTGATCTGCAACTCTTTCTGTTGCATCTGGATGACGGGGTCTTGTTGCTGTTGAGCATTCTTTTCGGCCTGAGCCTGCTGTTGCGCCTTGCCCGTGACCTGAGCCGCCGCAGGGGCGACCAGACGAGAGAGGCGGTATTCAATATCTTCTGGCAACGGCTCACCCGGAGCAGGTAGCTCTACGCCCAGCTCCTTTTCGATCCTCTGCCGATAAGCAAAAGCAACGTGCTCTGCAACGTGCGCCGCCATCGCGGCCTGAGCCGCTTGCGCGGTGGGGCTTTTCGACATTAGCTCCATCACTTCAGGGTTTTGCGTCAACGCCATGTGGACCTGTATGTGGGCCTCATGGTCTTGATAAATAAATGCCTTCACAGGCTCTCCGTTCAGGATGTTCATATTTTCACTGACCGGATCGGTCGGCTTAATGTCATCCTCAAGCGGAATAATCTTGTCTGCATCCTGAATACCCAGAACGTCCAGCATTTGCCTATGAAGCAGGGGC